CCTGCATATGTTTATGAAAAAGAATCTGGACGGGATTTACTTGGAGATTAAATCCGTATCAGAGCAGCATGGAACGGCGTGCTATCCGTGGCACTTTGTCGAGCCATTGCTGGCAGAAGCGCCACCCATCGACCAATAATTGCTTTAGGAGGAATCATGTCGCTAAATATCCGTCAGCTTACCGCTTGTACCAATTTATCCACATGGAATCAGGTGACATTTCGCACTCGTCCATACTCAAATAAAACAGCAGTAGAAGTCATTATGGAACTACTTGCAAATGGCGAGGAAATGACCGTAGATGAATTAGCTGAAAAAGGTAAATCTATGTGGATAGGCAGTAAAGCCCACGTTGGAACTTCTGTTTCCCAACTTTTCAGGCTAGGGAAATTGGAGCGTACTCGTACAAAAAAACCTTACAAGTACGCTATTTCCGTAAAGCCGTAAGCAGGTCGATCAGCGCGTTGTAGCGGCGCCTGTCGGCTGAACAGAGGATGGCGTTTTCTCCACCGATACGGATGGCTTCCGTAATGCTATAGGTTCCGATGGCCTCGTCAGTAAGTCCTGCGAGATTACCGAAAACGGGTTCTCCGGTTTGGTTTGACCAACTACCGTCGATGATCCGCACCCCGTCAGCATTAATCCTAATATCAGCGCCACCACCAGGATTAGCGGGATTGCCCACGATGCTCGCGCTACCGCTTGCGGTGTTCGGACAAACTGCGGTTGCCAATACCTTACCTTCGGCAACGCTTGCTCGCCAGCGAGTTTCAGCACTTTGCGCTTTATTTTCTGCACTTTGGAGGCGCTTGCTTGCGTCTGCGGCTTCTTTTTCTCTGGCGATTCGGCGCTCTTTTTCGGCGGCTTCCGCACGTTGGTTCGCAGCAAATTGCTTCGCTTCTGTTTCGGCTTTTCCACGGTTGTAGCCATTGCTATCGACCCTCCAATAGAGTCCTCCAAGTGCCAGTGTGACCGCTAGGATTGCTGCTGCGTACAGGTATATCTCTGCGATTACGCCGCGCTGGTTATGCCGCACCGAACAACTCCGCTTCGGCTTTCTTTTTATTCTGGCCTAGCCTTACTCTTTCCACAAAGTCAGGCAAGCGACTGCCATGTCGTCCTTTAGACATCATATCCTGCACATTGTCTTTTTGACTTCCAAGGAATAGATGTGCGGGATTACAGCACGAAGGAACATCGCAATGATGTAAAACATTCATTTTTTTAGGGATAAGCCCATTTGTAACAGTCCATGCAACCCGATGGGCACATTCAACCGTACCTCTATTGTTCATAAATCCATAGCCAAATCTGTGTTTTGATTTCCCTGTCCATATCCAACAGGCATCTTTACCGCCTGAACGATCAACACGAAACCAAAGACGACAAGATATAGAGCAAAAATTTTGTGTATTGTTATCTGGCCGTTCGCGTTGAAAACCATTTCCGCACAGTTTGCAATTATGCAAGCGCATTTTTAGCCCGTTCCCAATAAGCCTGCCGTTCTGCCCATCCGTTAGTGCCGCCGTTAATGCGCTTGGTAATCCGCAAGAAATCCCCCGCATCAGCCAATTCGTTCAGTCCGTGGCTTTTCCAGAACCAAGCGGCGCTTCGGCAAGCATTAACAGGTGTTTCGAGCAATTCAGGATTTTCCACGAAATCGACTCCGAGAGCGTCAGAGCAGCGTTGATAGTTCGCCCTGCCTGTAATCTGTATGAGGCCGCGCCCCTTGAATCTGACCCCATCCCCTGCTTCGGTGTTTCCAAGGTCGCTACGGCCTTCGTAGGAGCTACCAGACGCAAGTTCCTCAACATAGTGAAATCCCCCTGATTCGTGGGCAAGTTGGGCTAGGAATGCAGCTTCCCGCGCTGGATTGTCAATGTCAAATTCCCGCATTGCAGCATCCAAGGGAGCCACAAACAATTCCATGCGCTTGACACTAGATACCGGACAAATTGCTTTCAGATCGTCTATGGTAATCATGGCAAGATTCTACTAGTCCTTTTGGCCTAGTGACAAAAGCCTGTTTCCGCGTTCCAATCCAGTTTGGGAGATATTCACTCCGGTTTTCCATTTGGACGAATCATCTATCCCCCAATACCATACGCTTGCAAAACTCGCGCCCATCCCTACGGTCTTTAACGGCAGGGTCAAGCAGGCAGGCAGTTTCTTTCATTGCGTTGGTCGATTTGCGCTGTTCTGCTGTAAGTTCTTTTATCGCTCCAAGCGTGTTCTGGTTGGATTCTTTTAGCGCCTCAACGAGTGCTTTGTTGTTTTCCTTCATGGCATTTACCACGTTAGCGTTGGCATCAATGGTGGCCTTCAAATCAGACTGTGAATGCGCCTCATGCTGATACAACACAAGTGCGCTGTAGGCCGAAAACAGCAATAGTGGAAGCCATGCCAAATCAACAAGACGATAGCCGCGTGTGCGAATCTTCTGACCTGCGACTTCTAGGTCGAGTTCGCTACCTTCTGTTTTTGTTTCTTCGGTCATTATTTTTCCTTATTTTATTGCGGTACTTTGTTTCATATTCGGTGGGTCACGCGGGATGCCATTAAGCATCGTCGGGTCAGGATTCTTGTACATTTCTGACAGCCTGTTTTTAACGCCGACTGCGCCCCTTGCTCCCAATGAACTTGCTTCGGCAGTCATTGCCTGCAAGAACAATCGTTTCGCCCATCCCAATTTTACTTGGTCGCTTGCACCGCTATTTTCTATGGCACGCAATTGCTGCGATATAGCAAGCGATTCCTCTGCCGACATTAATCCTGCCCTTACCACTCTGCGACTTACCTTTTCAAAGTCAGCAGATAGATTAGCGACAGACCGTTCCGCATCATTTGCCAGCATTTGACGCACAGCCTGTGATACAGAATCCCTTGCTTTTGGCGACATATTGATGACTACTGCTGCCCTTGCAACTTCATCAAAATCACCAGATTTAAATAATTTTGGTATAACTTCTGCATCGTATTTATTCCCAACCATTTCGTCAGCTAGTTTCTGCACTTCCGTTGTCTGCGTCTTGGCTATGCGCTCTGCATTACGCTGAACTTCTTTGGCAGACGCTTCGGCTATTTTGATTGCTTCGTTTTCAGCAGCCGTAAGCAACTTAACCTTGGCTTCATTTGCGATTACACCTTTAGCCGCAGTTTCCAATGTATCAGCGTACTTGCTCACAGCCATACGTACTTCCGGCGCTGCTTTTAGCCAATCCTCATTATTAGTCATCCATCGCCGCACTGTTGCTTGGTTAGCATCGCGCAATTCATTCGTGGCGAAGTCCAGGCCAGCCTTAGTCGCCAAATCCTTGCTGCCTGTCAATTCCACCAAATCGTTGAATCCTTGCTGCGACTTGAAAAACTGCTTTGGCAGCATGGAAGCGTCATTGGCAAACTTAGTCGGATCGTTTCGGTCAAGGGCGGTAAGTTTTGCGCCTGCTTTAGATGCGAATTGCTCAAGGCCAGCGGTGTCATTGGCGTACTTGCTCAATAGTTGCGACTGTATTCCGTCTTTACCGCCAGCAAATTGCTTCTGAATGTCGGATATTTGGCTGTAATACTTACGCATCATATCGCCCTTGATTGCCTCGTATCCTTCGGGGGGACGATTGGAGAATATCTCACCAAGCAAGCGGCGAACATCGTCCATTTGCTGAAACGTAACTTTACCTTGACCTTGCTTCCAATCTAGGTTTTGCCCATTAAGAGCAAGGGCTTTCTCGCCTTCGATAGAGGGTTTAAGCAGAGCAAGTATCTTCGCATACGCATCCTTTACTGGCTGCGAACGTCCGACAGCATCGTCTGCTAACGACTTTTTAAGCGCCTCAAACTCAGGCATTTTGTCTATCGTTACGCCGCTATTCTCAAGGTTAGAAACCATAGAGTTACGGTCTGCGACAACCTTATCCCATGCCGCCTTACGAGCCGCCAAAGCGTCAGCATTGCGAGTAGTAACAACATCGCGCAACTCACCACCAATGTCGCTAACCTCACGATCTGCGCCAATAGCCAACCGCTGATTTTTAGCCGCAGCAGTCGTTGCTTCGTTCAACTTGGCAAGGTTTTCCTTTGCTGCTTGGAATCCAGCAACCGGCCCTTTTTGCGCGTCAGATACGATGTTATTTGCAGTCCGGTCAGCCTCACTCAGTATCGTCTTAACCTTCTGCTCATTGAGCGCAATACTGTTATCTGTAGCCGCTTGCAATTCCTCAAATATCGTCTTGAATGGTGCGTCTGATTTCTCTCCACCACGAAGCGATGCAATGCCATCGGCTATGCGTTTTGTTTCGGCTGCGCTCAAATCCTCTTTTACGCCAGCAAGGGCTTTCAGGCCACGATAGGCAACGGCTATTTTTCCGCCTGCAATACGAGCCAATCCTGCTGCTTCTGGCGCAACAGCGCCAACGCCAAATCTCGCTGCTTCTGCGACGGGCTGTGGCGCATCCATTCCTTCTGCTACCTGACCAGCCGTTTCACTAGCCAAACCGCTGATACCACCAGAAATAGCACCAGATATACGCTGACCACGCATAGCGTTACCCATGCCTGACAATGCCGTACCAACGCCAGGAAAGCCTACAGCAGTCGCACCAGCACCTATTCCGCCAAGTATTTCAGGAGCCGTAGCACCAGCGACAGCGCCAATTCCGCCAGCACCAGCAATCGCTTCCAATGAGTCAGGGTTAGTTACCCTTGCGCCGACAGACCTAGCACCTTGGCCAGAAATATTTGGATTACCCATAGCAGCACCGCCTGGGGTATCCATAGTGAATCCAGGCGGCGGTGGCGGAATATCGCTTGACGGGTCAAGCGTAAATCCTGGCGGGGGCTGCGGGATTACGGCGTCTGCCATTGTCCGTCCTTGAATATCACTTTGCGTCCATTAGGGGCTGTAGCTGTTGGGTATTTTGGAGCAGAATCCCCGCCAACGATATTTTCACGCATCCTTGCTTTTACATCTTTTGCAGAAGCAGACTCAGTATCAACCTCTCGTTGCAACTGCCGCGCACCAGCGGCGTAGTCGCCTTTGCTAAATCCAGTTGAAAGAATTTCACGCGCATGGTTTTTGTCCGTATCTGTGGACATACCTTGCGAGTTAATTGCACGCGCATAGACGTTGATAAGCGCATTATTAGCCGCAGCAAACTCACGCAGTTCAGGGCTTGCTGTACGGCTATCAATGGCAATTTGAATGTCGTTTAGCGTCTTGTATTCGCCACGATCAAATTTCTCTGATGCGTTAATCGCAATAGGAACAAATTTAGACGTTATATCTGACGCCAAAGCCAACTGTGCTTGGCGTGTTCCCAAATTCCGTTCACCAGACTTTATACCTTCCCACTCAGCCATTTTTGCGTTTTGCAACGCAGGGCTTCCACCTTCTGTTTTTACGATAGCTGCATATTTATCTGTAATTTGCCTTTTTGCTTCCAGATTCCGAGCAAATCCTGTCGCTGCTTGAAAATTACCACCAGCCATTTGACCTGCTATAAGGTCAACGGCATCATCAGATAGTTTTTTTCCTTCGCCGCTAATTTCTGCTGCAACTAACTTAGTTACTTCCCTTCCAGGCAATCCCGCCGCCACAGCACGCTCACGTACTCCAGGAACGCCCTGCCCCGCCTTTGGAACGATAGTGGTAGGCGAAGCAACAGGTGCAACCGTTTGTACTGGCTGTGGCGCACCACGCGCCGCCATCATATCCCGCGCATCCAGATTATCCGAAGGCGCAGGAGTTACGATTGGAGGCATAGCCTGCGGTGCGACTTGCGGTGCGACCTGTGGCATGGGCTGCGGCATTCCTTGCGGTTGAACTTGCGGCATCGGACGCGGCATCCCGCTTGTAGGGGCAGTTATGTTCTGACCAGCAGCCATAGGAACAGGCGTAAATGCGCCGTTATCACCCTGCCGCATAGACATACCCAACCCTTGCTGACTCTGCGAATTTACCGCATCAAAGGCTGCTATTTCAGCAGGGTCAGTAATTGCCTGCCCGTCAGCGGTCATCAGCCTTCCTTGCGGCATTCCGTTTGGTACAGGGGCGCGTTGCGGTATATTAAGCGCAGGGACAGTCATTCCGGTGTTATACAAAAGATTGGCAGCACCAACAGCAGCCGCCTGACCCTGTAACGCCTCAGTTACCTTGTTATGATCTTCAATAATCCTGTTGCGTTCTTCTGCTGTTTTGGCATTCCTCAGTTTTATATCTGTATCGTCTTTCTGCTTGTTTATCTGCGCCTGAATCCGCATTGCCGCCATTTCCTTATTTCCAGCAATCGTAGCGTTCTTATTCGCCTCAGTCTGGAACATAGAAGCAACGTCTTTTGCGCCGATAAGACCAGAAGCAACAGCAGCAGCAAGCACCTTCTCATGTGGCGCATTCGGGCCGAGAGCAGCAACGTCTTGACGAAACTTATCCTCTCGCACGCGAGCATTGGCAGCTGCAGCCTGATCCTGAAACCCGCTTTGCAGCCGCATAAACTGATTAGCATTCGCCAGTTCAGCCGTACCCTGCTGCTGGTCGAATTGCTGCTTGGCGAGATAGCCGCCGAGTCCTGGGATGCTGCCTAGAACGTCCGAGAGTTGCGCCATGTTATATCCTTATTGGAATGCGCTCTGCAATCTTTGATAGTCAGCCATTGACTGTGCTAGGGTAGGCTTCGGGTTGAAAATGTCATTTATACCAGCACCGATAGCGTTATACATATTACCCTGCGACCCGACAGCCGCAGTAGCCGCAGCAGGAGCAGCTTGGTTAAACGAAGCAATCCCGCCAGTCGTGGCATTAGTTTTACGATAATCTTGCAACGCCGGATACGCAAACTGGCTGAAAATGTCCTTGTTAATCTGCATTTGAGCGTTAGGTGAGCCAGTCGGATTGCCATTGGTAACTGACTGACCGTATGCAGACGCCTTGCCAGTAAGGTTAAGCGCATCGGTAAAGCCAGGGTCATTCGCCATCGTAAATCCAGGCTGATAGGAGGACTCATACCTGCCGCGTGACGGTGCGCCATACTCAGCAAATTGCTGCGACAGGTTATTTAGCGAGTTGGTCTGCTGCCTGCTGCCGAGTACGCCGAGTCCAGCCGCTAACAGTCCAGCCCACGGATTGTTTCCGCCAGCGCCGCCCTTGCTTTGCGCCATGCTCATAAGCGATTTGAGGCCGCTCAACGACATTTTCGACGCTATCTCCCACGGCACGCCAGCATCGACAAGTTTCTGGATGCCTTCTGCGGGGATGGGGGCGTTGTTGGTCGGGCCAAGCGGATCATCCCAATACTTAGGCGCATCAGGTGAAGTCAATCCTTGCTGCCCACCGTAGATATTGTTGCCAAATTCATCTACGTTGCCAAGATTGCTTTGTGGCGCACCGTAAGCATCCCGCAAGTCAGCAGCATCGCCGTATAAGTTATCGTACATACCACCTCCGTCACTTACCGACAGAGCATTTGAAGTCGGCGCATAAACATCGCTGAGAGTGCTGTAGCCGCCAGCGCCACCACCAACCGCCCCGCTCGCACCGGCCATGTCGTATGCGCCCATGCCAGCGTCAAGGGCGCTACCACCGGCAAACGCCCCTCCAGCAGCACCAGCACCTACTACAGCAGCAACGCCTTTAGCAATAGTGCTAAAGTCATTCATGTCAAACACCGACCCATTTGAAGCTAATTGCGCCTGGAAAGCATCATCCCTCTGTTGCATTGCGAGGGTACGCGGGTCATTTACATACTGGTTTATCAAATTCCTGTTTGGATCAAGACCATTTGTTTCAAGAAACTTGGCAACCATTTGGTGTTGGTCAGCAGGGCTATAGCCACCAAACTGACTAAATTGCGCCTGATTCATTTTCTCCAACATTGGCACAATGTTAGTTGCATTCAAACCAAGACGCGGAGCCATCTCAACAAGTTGGTCAACCCAAGTCTGGTCGAATTGAGGTGCATAGCCTGTTTCATCTCTAACTATGGCCCCTTTAATAACGCTGGCAAGATCACCATTGGAACCAGTCTGTGCTGCGCGTAACGGGTCAGCAGCAGATAAAGCGTTATAGTCTGTTGTAGCCGGATTAAGGTCAGTCCACTGACCTCCGAGAAGGGCTTGCCAGCCCAATGACCCGCCGCGCTGGTAGTCAATGCCGCCAAGATTTATCGCCATGATTTTTACCTTTCGTAACTACCGCAAAGCGTGAACGTATTACCGCTTGCTGTTTGTGTCGGCAAATAGCACCGTGATGTACTTACGTCAATATGGCACACGCCAACCGCTATATTTGTCGTATCGTTCGTCATTGTAGCAATTCCAGCAATTCCCTTTGCAGTCCTCGGCAAAGTCAAGTAATCCGTTCCAGCAACAGAGGCTATCGAAGTGGCCGCGCTAAACGTCACCTGGAACTGCACACTACGCCCTACATCACGATACCGCCCTGTATAACTTGTCGCACCAACAACCGTCAGAGCGCCAAATATCGGCGTGAACGGCTCCCACCTATCAATCCCGACCAAATCATTGTACGAGAATGAATTAGGGTCAATCTCAGCGTCCGGTGGCAGTTTCAATTGTTTCCCATTTCAACTTCAAGTTCCATTGCCTCAATCCGCATCGGAGTATTCGCACTATGCGTCCATATCCAGCCGCGCCTGCGACTTGACCCGCACCTATCGGCCATCGTCCTTGCAGCACTCGTATCAACCGTTCCCCACGTTGTCGTGGTCTGGTAATCGTCATCCGTCCACGACAGGCTAATGTTAGATGTAGTCGTTTGCTTGTCGCAGACCAATTCCACAGACGGATAAAACTTGCGTTTCATTGTTCCAAAGTCGATCAGCGCAGTCTGGATAACGGCGGAATAAGCAACCGTATCGTCCGTAAATTGCAGGTTGGCGTTATCCATCAGGTACACTTTCCCGCCCGTTACCGTATTGGAAATCGCGTAATTGAGCATATTTGTTCCAGACGAAACGCTCGCAAACCTGTACCACCAATTAACGCTGGATACCCACTGATGCCACGTTTTTTCCTCTACGCAGTAGACAAAGGTATTCGCGCTTGCCGTAACAACGACAAACGACTTTCCGTAGAATCGTATTGCGCTCAACGTGATATTCGCCGCACCAGCCAACAGCAAGATAGCGTTAATCTCTGACGGGGAAACAATGCTGATTCCGTCCGAATACTGGTAGATTCCGATACCGCCCTGCGGTGTAGAACCGCACCAGAATACAACGTCTGATATGCTTGTAATAGCTTTGGCACTCACCGCACCAAGTTTCACGGTCATTGACGGGACATTCGACAGTGGGAACGGCGTAAGTCCTGCATTGTGGAAGAACTGAATCGACTGCGTACCAAATGCCATGATGTACGTCTTGTACCGAATTAGGCCAACGCCAGTGTCAGGATACGAGTTTGCCGAACCGAAACTGCTTGCTGTCCATGCAGTCACGCTATTCAGGTCAGACGCCCATATCTTGCCATCGGTAGTCATAATGCAAGCGAAACCGTCCATGTGGGCGAACGTACCTGCAAGCGTATAACCAGCATTGCCAGGGAAATCGCCATCGGTAATCTTGGTCATCGTGCCAATGCCGGTATCGTAATACCAAGCAGTATTGTCACTACTTGGTACAACCAACGTAGCTGTCGTTGTTATCAGCGTTTCGGTAATGTCCGTAGCCATTCCGGTAATCGTTCCAATCGACACAGTTGCATCGTATATAGTCGAATTAGTACCGCCAAACGCCGATATGACTTTCTGCCCTGTACCCTGTCCAGACCAGACCAAGATAGCCGTTCCAATGCTTCCGGCTTGCGGCGTTGAATTAACGGTAACGCCAGGACGCTTGATGGTGTAATACTTCACCGAACCGTTCAGCGGATCGGATATTTTCTCTGGAAAACAGTTCAGGAATCGCTGGTCTTTTGATGTTGCTGTCTGCGACTTGCCAATAATCATCACGCCAATCACGCCCACGCCAATTACGCCTGACGATGTATCAAGCGAATTTACTGCATTAACGCGAGTGTTATACGCGCCAGAGAGGGGTATTCGGACGGATTTAGTTGCCATATTAAGTTACGAATTTGGTTGGTCTGATGCTTGCAGCGAAACGTGCGATAGGTTGGGTTACAAGGCGGGTTTCATCTTCCGCATAGGTTTTGAGTTCCCACCCGAGGTTGGTTTTTTCGCAGAAGTTGTTGAAGGGCCATGTCAGGCGCGTCACCTTGACGAAATTCCAGTAGTCGCCAATCTCGACGTAGCACTTGCCCTCTTTGCCGTGCGGGGCGTCAGACACTTCCGGGTCGCCGTGGGTGAACGCAATCTTGTCCGTGGGGCTAATGTGAGCAGCCAGCGCACCAGCGTCCAACCCTTGCGCGGGGTTACGCCGCAGCCAAGCACCCATCGAATACAGGCTCTTGTAGTCAGGCGTCTTTTCACGCCAGCCAGCATCGCCCCACAGCGAGTTGTCCGTGGTCATAAAGTTCGACCACTTCTCAGGCAAGCGCGGTTCAATGCGCTGGTCATTGTTGTTGTCGCAAGGGCCAAGCCGCATCTCTGCGTAACACGGAAGGATATACGACAGCGGCACAGAGCCTATGCCGTAGGCGATGGACTTGGCTAGGAGGCGGAGCCACATTATGCGTCCCTCCCTCTGGTGTCATACCAAGCAAAAGTTATGATATTTAAAAAATCAGCAGCGCCACCAGCCCTCATGCGGCTGCGAATTTGTGCGCTGGTGTTTGTTCGCACAATGGCTTGCGCCCCAGTTCTACCCGCCCCCCCGACTGCAATTGTTTCACCTGGGGCCGTACTTGAAGAGGATGCCAAATCTGCCACAGCCAAATCAGATAAATAGACCCCATCACCAGCCGTTGATGTGACGTTCGCGTTCATAACCGCCCTGACATTCACACCTGTAGGAACAGTTAAAGTGCGCGTTACAGCAGAAGTGCCGGTTGTATTGACGTTCACATCAAGTATTGGCGTATCCCACTCGAAATAATCACCGTCCTGCTTGAACAAAGTCCACTGTGCCGAGCCGTTCGTCTTGCCCGAACCAATACGCCGGAACAGCGTGTAGTTGGTTGGCATGGTTGGAGCGGTTGGCGACAGGCTGATAAGCGCATCCACCACGCCCGTATCAACACGCTGGATAACAAAGAAGTGATACCACGTTGAGTTGGCTATTGCGCCAGTATCAAGGCCACCTGTAGCTGATCCAACTGCCCATGCGCTTGTAGTCTTGGAAGTCGCTGCCAATGTCATCAGTGCCACGTTGGTCGAGTCAGCGCATTGACCAGCCGCTATGCTCATAGTAGCGGAACTTCCTGCTGTAGAAAGGGTAAGTCCAGCAAGCATAGAGCGAATGATTGATGATGGTGGTACTGAACCAAGGATATTAAATTGCGTACCATCGTAATAAACTTGAACTGGTACGTTTATTTTTAACTCTCCACCTGAACAAGATACTCCGTTGTAATACACATTCTTCGCACCCAACGACGAAATGTTAAGCGTAGTCGCACCGCTATTCGTCGCAGCAGGAATAAATTTCGCTATCTTCCCCGTAGCATACGCAGTCAGCGAATTCGGCCCCGTAGCCGTAATCGTATTCGTGCCTGCAACAGCAGTCAGCGCATAGATGCCTGAATCAACATCGTTGAACCAACTTGCGCTTGAGAGGGTAACAGCATCAACAAAAAGAGTGGTTGCCAAACTATTCTCCTATGGCATATCAGGCCAAAACCTGTTGCCTTTGCTAATGTTCGCCTTCGATTGAATTACACGAAGATTATTTTCAATATGCAAACCGCAAACAATAGCCGATTGCAACGGCACAATATGGTCAACGGAATGCCTTATCCCAAGACATTTTGTTCTTAACTGCGCTAGATGGTAAATCTCACGCATAAAAAATTTGTTAGCACATACTGGCGTTGCTTGTTTTACTGTGCAACGCTTTACGGACTCATATTCGGCAGAACGAGCGCGATAATACTCCTTGTTTTTAGCAATCCATTCATGCTTTATACTCAGCATTTTTTCAGGATTTTCTTGATAACGCGCTCTAGTTGCATCGCGTATTTTCACCCTGTTTTCTTTGCTGTATATCTTGTGACGTTCTTGATTTCTTTCTTTATTGTTTTCTCTGTACAATTTGTGCGTTATCGCTATTTTTTCTTTATTTTTTGCATACCACTCACGATTCAAAGCGTTAAGTGATTCACGGTTAGCAGAACGCCAAATAGAATCCTTTTCTTTTCTGGCAATACGCGCAGCCTTCACCCTATCTGGATGCCTAGCCCGATATGCGGCTGTTCTCTCGGCTGGCGTCTTTCTCACCCGTTATCTCCTTGCCACATACCTTCGCGCCCAGGCTGAAAGTAAGAACTTGAATTCTGCGGATTCAACTCCCGCGCAATCGCCATCGCAGCCTTGTAGTTTCCGTCCATCTCAGGCGTCCATGTTTTTCCATAAGGCACGCATACCTGCTTGGTCAATTCCCAAGTCAACGGCAAAAACCACTCCTGCGGGTACTCAATATCGTTCGCGCTTGAGTCGTAATTCATCGACGGATACAGCACGGTCAGGCGTAACTGCTTGGTTACGTCTTGCGGCCAGTAGTCCAGCGTAATCCGCGTATTCGTCTGCAACGGTTCGCACAGCACGTTCAGCGGATCGCCAAGCGATGCCTTTTGCGGCAAACGCTCGTATTGCTGCACATCGGTATAAATTCCCATGTACAAATCAATGCTGTTGCTATCCCGAAGGTTGGCATATTCTAGGACAGGAAACCGCTGCGCCTTAGCCGTGTACCAATAGACATATGCACCAGCCGCAGCGCCAACGGTGAGCGCATCATTGACAATGACAGTCGGCCCTGCACCAGTCGATGAAATCGTTGTCCATTGCAGCGTTCCGTCAGTCTGGACAATGCCAATTTTGTCAGCCGCAGTCATCGTTACCGTAGTTCCCGGCTGCGTTGTCGTATCAGTAACCGCAGTAATACTCAACGTAGTCTGTCCAGCCGCCTCTGCCGCGCTTATCGTTGTCCTGCCGTACTGCGTAGTCGCATTCGTATCGGTTGCGCCAAATCCAATCAAGTATGTCGGCTGGTTCTTGGCAAGGAACATCGTCACTCGTTGGCGCGACTGCATATGAAAGCCAGGGGCCATATCCGCATTGCCCTGATACTGCTTGGCAATCTGGTTCAACCGACTAAGCGCAAGCGTTGTATCGTTCGCGCTTGGCGTACCACCAGCTTCGATGATGTTCAGGTTTTCGTACATCGCAGTTATTACTTGCAATGCAGTAACACTGTAATTGTATGTCCCGCTTGTACTCACGCGGCCTCCCGCTTATCTAACTCGCTGCGAATGGCATCCCATACAGCCATTGGCGTTATTGATGCTTGGCATTTGGCTATCCCGCTTTCGCCATCCTGATTGCACTGTTCCCATCTGTAGATTAGCTTGTGACAAGGGTAACATTTCGTATCAACGGGAACCATCGCCTGCGTATTAACCCAATCCCGCGTCAGATTTTCTTCGGTTGAGTGCGACAGGAATACCACCTTTTTCATCGGCTCCATTGCAACCGCACTCATTACGCCCGTTTCCGGCCCAATAACCATATCGCAGTTATACGCCATCGCCATCGTTTCACGGATTGACCATACGCCAGAGCGCCGCAATACCCGCGATTCATTGACCCACGGTGCTTCAATAATCTCTTTTGCAGACTCGTCGCCAACCATGATGACCTTGGCGTGAGGCCATTGCACCATGATTCGGGCAATGATTGAGTCAAATCCGGTAGCCTTGTTATTTACGTCCTCGCCGCCTGACCATATCTTGTGCAGCGCAGAGCCTTTTAGCACCCACATAATCAGCGGATTGGCATTGAATACGCGCTTCTCACGCACTACCCATTTCTTTTCTTCGTCGGTAATCGAAAACCGTGACAGCGGCTTTTTATAAGGCACGCCAGCCAGTTTATGCGTGAACTCAAGGTAGTTGAGATTCATTACCATGTGCCGCGCTTCGGTAGTCCAATTTGCTTGAACACGCTCAGGCATGGCAAGCAATGAGCCTTCTACGGACTCAGACAGGTTGATAAACTTGTCGTACCGTGGGCGCAAGTAATCCCAATAGTCGCCAAGCCACGCATTAGGTACTTGGTCGGTGTCTTGGATAACAAATCGGTCAATCAACGGTTCGTGCTTGATCGCTTCCAGTGCGCGGGGAACGGTGAACAGGGTAATGTGGTATCCCTGCTCTTTCAGCCCAGGCAATATGCTGGAAGTCTGGATTACATCGCCCCAAGCACCATAGCGGATAATCGCACAGGTCTTTTCAGGCTTTGGCTTGTCATGGGAAAATTTGTGAATCGAAGCATTGGCGAATTTTTTGTAGACTTGGAAGAACGAGTATTCCTTACCCTCGTTGCGTTCCTGATTCTCTACCAAATCCCATCCCCCAATTTCCTCCATTGCATCAATAATGTCCTGCGGCAGAAAATCGTGTACATGGTCAGGGTTGCATCCTTCCGTTCCAATGTTCGGGTAAAAGTCCTTGTGCGGGAGATATAAGCACAAATAGCCGCCCAATTTCAGCACTCTCCACCACTCACGCAACGCCTTTTTATAGTCTTTTATATGCTCAAGCGTGTGGCTGGAAAAAACAAAATCCATCGACTGACTGGCAAACATATCCAGCTTGTCGGCATCCGTCCGAATGTCCGGTACGAATTGAATGTTGAATAACTGCGTGTCCTTGTTGTTATCTACCCGCGTAAAGTGCGGGAAAGCCTGTGATGGGCCGCAACCAACGTCTAAACCGCGTCCTTTCGTATAGGGAACTAACTCCCAACGGATTTTGCCCGTTTCGTTTCCCTGATCGTCGGTTGCAGCCCATGTCATGCTTAGATGCTCCCCGTCTTTTCACCGGATTTAACAGCGTCGATAGTACCTTGCTGGCTGTTGGAGTTTTCCTTGTTCAAACCCTGATTCGGGTTCAGGTCAGCCTTCATACGAATGTCCGTAATGGGCATCGAAGGGGGCATCGGGTTCATATCGCTCATGGTTAATCTCCTATCTCTGTTTCGCTGTAATCGTCGCAAGGAATGCCAGGATTGACGTTACGGCGTGCTGCGTTGGGATTGAATTTGTACAACTCCACTTCTGCCGGTGAAGCGCAAATATTTGCCATGCGCTTTGCACCATATTCGGAGCGGAACATTTCCGTGTCATCGGGCAGTACCGGAACTTCCATCTCCGGTTCGCCCATTCTCATTTCACCACGTTTCATTACCGTTCTCCTTAAACGGGGGATTGCTCCCCCATTTGGTTAGGTAGTAATGTCAGCGCCAGGGGTCAGCACAAGTTCCACCGTCACAGCCCACACGCCGGTAGCGTCTGCGCCGTTCTGGATATAAACCTGATCCAGTTTGGTAATGGTCTGATTCGCCGCAGCAATCGCCACGTTAGTACCAACCGCTGCCGCTGCCGTACCCATAACGATAGTGCCGAGAGTCGTGATCGCCGTACCACCAGTTGCAATGCGGCAAAGCGACACAGTGCCGTTACCAGTACCCGTACCAGCCGTAACGGTGTAGACCGTCAGCGACTTGGCAAGCATATTGGTAAAGGCTGCGAAGCGACCATGAACCGCGCTTGCACCGGCTGCGTTGAAGGAAGTGGTCGTCTCACGCACAAGGTACGCGGGATGGTCATACGCCATTGATTGAACTGCCATGATCTTTTCTCCTAATCGTACCGCCTCTCAGTACGATAATTGCTGGACAGAGCGAGAAGGCGCTATGAGTCCGTTATGAACTTGATTAAACCATTAGGCCGCGCTATCCCACATAACTATACGGGCTTGCACAGCATTGCTATGAACAATGCCATACCCTCCAATATAATAGTACGCAATGCCCTTGCTACGCCCGTAGTCAGTTGGAATCTTTGCTCGGATTTCTTCGGGAGTTGCCACACCTTCAACAACGGTGTCCTCACCCATGAAGAATATCCAGTCCGATTTCGCGTTTGACCATGCAACACCGCCAGCGCCCGTCGAAGTAATACCCTTCGTCACGTTCGTCTGTTCGGTATAACGCACGTTCTCATAGCGGCCAATTTCGCCGTTGAAAATCAGGTTAATACCGGCAGCGGTGTACTGGTGCAGCGTTTCAAGATTGTTCTTGAAGGTACGCAGCGTGGTCGGCCATGCGATAGCCATGTAATCATCGCCCACATACGGAGGAATGTTGCGCTCCTTCATGGCATCGACAATCGCTTTGGCGTGCTGGTTGCTGTACGCGATGCTGTTGGTCAGGGTAGCCGTACCGTTCGTGGTGAAGGTAACAGCATCCGAAGCAGTACCACCAGCCGGAACAACACGCAGCGGGGTCAGGTAAAACTGAGCATACGCAGCGCGGTCAAACGTCTTTTTGGCATCGTTCTTCAACGCCTGCATGACGGGCTTACGCACTTCAAATTTGCTCAGGGATTCCAGCTTGCCGCTATACGGAACGCTGTTGCCGTATTCCGTAATGGTCAGCGTGCCTTGCAGGATGGTAAAGTTGGTTTCCGGCATGGTCGAAGTTTCAACCAGCGTACCGCCAGCAGCAGCAACGTCCTGAACAACGTCCCAGGTGTAGGTTTGACCCTTGCTCTTACCGATAGCGTCTTTTAGGTCGGTGAATTGGCGGAAACGCGACATAGGCTGGAGAGCCTCGCGCAGTTCGTCGGACAGGTTCAGCGAATAAAAGAATCCGCCAAGACTGTTTACAGCAAATAGTTGACCAGCCATTGTAAATCTCCTTAATGAGTCGTAGGCATGGATTGACCACGGCTACGTTGCATTTTTGCGATAACATCTTCTCTTGTTGGCGCTTTGACTGGCGCAGCACCCTCTAGCCTTGCGCTTGCAAGACGCGGAGCAGCAGGGGCCGCTGATTTAGCGGCTACCTTTTCCTCGCGGGTCTGTGGCGCAGCAGCAGGGGCGGCTGACGTAGTTTTAGGCCGGTTGAAGTGCGTGCGTAGTTCCTCGCCAATCTGCCTGTACATATCCTTGTACCCGCGAGTGTCACCAGCCTGACGCATCTGATTTTCTTTCATAAAAAACAGAGGTTTCAAGTATGGGTCTGCCAGCAGGTCGGCATATTCGCCTTGAACAAACTGCACGCCTTCTTGGAAAGCGATTTGATCGCGCACAACTTGCGGCAGCTTTTCAGCCATCGCACGTTGCACGCCTTCGTTAGCGGTTGCGCTGTTCGCGTTGCCCTTGAGCAAAGTGATAGCTTGAGCCGCTTGCTCTTTCGTTCCGAACTGAATCATCTCTGCGAGTTGTTCGTCGGAGAGTTGTTGTACAGCAGCAGGAGCGGGAGCAGGGGGAGGGGCAGAACGTGCCTGCGCCTCTTGGAGTAGTCGGGAAGCCAGTTCCAACTTGTAGTCGGCGGCGGTTTCCTTCTGAATGTGCATTTTGCCGCGTTCAATGATTTGAGCGCCTTTGACCTTAATAACCTTGCCATCCACGGTCAGGTCATATTCAGCATCAGGGTCAAATGTGGGCTTTGCGGCCTCAATAGGGGCTGCTGGCGGCGTTTCTGGCGCATCTGCCTCTACGGGGGCGAGAGGCTCGTCCTCGGCCTCTGTAGGCGTTTCTGGCGCATTTTGGGCGGCTACGGGCGCTATATCCCCGTTTTCGTCGGTTGCTTGGATGGTTTCAGCCGCATCTACGTCAGCCTGGGCATTGGAACGGGCGGCAATATCGGCCATTATCTGTGCGCGGGGGTTCAGTTGCGGCGTTGGAGCAAGCGCAATCAGGTCATTTTTTACCTCTGGCGCGGATTCCGCAGCAATGGGTAAAGCGGCTTGCACAGCAGCAGCAACAGGTTTTTGCGGTACAGACAACGTAGCCATTATTGTTCCTCTCTTTCCTCAAGACTAAGTTCGGAGGCTTTGCCACGGATAATCAAATCCCGTAGCCAAACCATAAAGTTTTCAGCACGCCACATCTGATTCTGCAACTCAATAATGCGGTTCTTGCGATACCACGCAGTCTTTTTCAACTTCGAAGCGGCTTCTGCATACTCAATTTGGGCGCATCCAACCAAGTACCGGCCAATGTCAGAATGAAAAAACTCTTTTGCTTCCCGCCCGATACTCGCTTCGACAAAAAGCGTCCTAGATTCAGGGTCAAGCGCAGAAATCATATCCTGCAACTCTTGTCGCTCGTTTATCTCGCGTGGCAGGTCATTTGCGCTCATAAAGCCCTATAAGTGGTCACTTACTCCTAATTTAGCAAAAGCATAGTCTTTTTCTTCTGTTTTGCAACTTTTATGGCTATTTGGGCTTCCTCAAAAGCTATTTCCTGCGCCTTTTCGTAACCCTGAATCAACGCCATCTTTGCCGCCAACTGCTCATTCAACAACTCGGCATACGCGGTCATTATCCGAATTGTGCTTGCCGCAGCACGTTCCAGCACCAATTCGTCTATCTTCCGCGCTACAGCCTGTTCCTCTAGCTGTATTTCCTCAATCTCGTCCGAGAGAATGACGCTTTCCGGTATCGCCTCTGGATCGACTTCCCACCAGTATTTCGGACGCTTGCCGCTGTACCTTAATCCGCCACCACCGCCGCCTGTTACTACCGCAGTCGGCGTACCACTAACATAGACCAAAGTAGCATCTTGACCGCTTATTGCATATGCACCAGCAACACAAGTTAAAACGTAATTAACCTTACCCGAAACATACGTTAGCGTTGCATCTTGCCCAACGTAGGCATACGCCCCTGCCGCTAAACTCAACTTCCGCGCTACTGTCAGACTTGCCGCTTGCCCCGTATAAACGTAAGCGCCTGTTGCTAGTGCTAACCGCCTTGCTACCGTCAGTGTCGCCGCTTGGCCTGTGTAGACATACGCGCCAGTGGCTAAATCCAGTTTCCTTGCAAGGGTGAGCGTTGCCGCTTGCCCTGTGTACACATACGCGCCAACATCGCAGACCAGCGTGTAATTGACCGCACCACCAGAATCAGGCGCGTCAATCCGCAGCCTTACGCCATTGGTTCCATCTCCTGCGTCTGGTCGTAAATAAACGTCATTTGTCGCCACCTACGCCCCCGGCGTGAAGGTCGTGTTTGTGTTCGTGTTCGGGCTGGTGCCAAATACGTCAGGGCTTCCGGCCTTGTATTCGACAAAGTAGTACGGGCCTTGCTGGTTGGGGTATGCCGTCCAGTTTCCAGAACCGTCCGAGGTCGTTGACGCTACCAGTACATCATTGTCAGTTCTGAATACCTTGACCACGCACGTTCCCAGAGCAACGCCGGTTGCATCACGGCTTACCCCGACAATGCGTCCGTTTTGTGAGCCTAGAACCCTGTCGTTGCTGTTAATGTTGTCAAAGACTGAAAAAGCGTTACGCGCAGGATTGACCGTCGAATTACTGATTGATGCGTCATAAGCACTATTCAACCGGCAAAGATTTACAGCCCGATATTCATAGGTGCTTTTACCGGGTGCAAGCGACCAGTTTTGTTGCCCGCTGCATGGGCAGATTTGTGCAAATTTTACGTTTGTTCTCGCCATTGACGGCGCAGGGACAACATCAAATGCCTTTGTCTGGTTCTTCCACCATTGCCCCTCAACAACAGATCGAACGGGGCCGGTAGCGCAAGGGAAAGCGATGGGCATAATTACACTAATTTAGGACGTCGATCTGGTAATTGTGAACCGTCATGCTGCCAGTTGCCACGGTCTGCGTGAAGAACACATCAAGCGCAGATGCCGCCGTGTTGTCCATACCAGCACCGACTGCTGGTGTTCCGACAGGCACAATTAGCGACCCATTGCTGCCAACCGCAGGCAGGGGCGATCCAATTATCGCCTCTGACTGGATAAAAGACATATGAGGAAAGAATGTGGTAGATGTGCCTGTACCAACAGCACGGCATACCAACGTAGTTTGGAGAAACCAAGGAACAGTAGTCTTTGCTACGATGTTCAGGTTGAGCGCCAATGTGTCAAACACGACAGTCGTTCCCGCCGAGCCCATGCAAATGTCGAATCGTGCCGTGCCTGGAGTAGTCACCGCGCACGATATGCGCCCGCTCATGGTAACCTTGATTGCCCGCCCGATGTAGAAGAAGTTGTTTGGCAGCACGATACGGTTTGCAGTTGGGATGCAGGAGGCACGCGCTGCTGCGGTAAGGGTTGGGCCGTCTGTGGCCCCCATCACTATGGTTTCTTGGGACATATCTTTTCCTTATGTAACTGTGAACGTACCGCCCGAAGCATCGAGCGTCGGGGTGAAAGTGTCGCCGTTAGTGCCGTTGAGAGCCAAAGCAGAGCCGTAATCCCAATAGCCGATACATTGCGTGCGCGTCAGGTTGTACAGAATCACATACTGGAAAGTGAACCCACCGCCAGAAGCCGTCCAAGTTGGTGAGGCAGGCGCAAGCAGAATCAGCTTATAAACGCCAGCCGTTTGTGTCGATGATGTTATGGTGCAGTTCACCCCGCCAGCCGTATAACCGCCAGCCGTACCCAACTCGGTAGCACTCGCAGCCGTGGTATTGGTTGCCACGTTCGGCGCGGTGTTGGAGAGGATAAGCTGCCAGGTGTCGGTAGCGGCGTTGCTTGCCTCAAGCAATACCTCTGTGCCAATCTGGTATTTAACGTAAGCAGCCATTAATTCACCACCTCGCTAGTCGATGAATTCCCGTCCTTGCTCACCGTAGTCTTGCGCTTTGCCATCGCAGCCTTTGCCATGCGGTCAGCAGCAGCGGCCATTTCTTTCAGACGCAGTTCTTGCTTGGCTAACATCTCTTTCAACGCAGCATCCTGCTCTGCCTTGTGGCGTTTAATCAACGCTTCCTGCCGCGCCTTATCCTGCTCGTTTGCCATAGCTTGACGGTGCTTTTCAGCCTCAAACGCCTGTTGCTGCTGGAATCGAGCCATCTCAATCTGCATTTCCTGCATCGCCTGACGCATGGATGCAGCCGCAGCACCGGATTCAACCTGCTGCTTCAATTCCTGCATTTTGACATTCGCTTCGCGCTTGTCCAGGCCAATCTGTTTCTGAATTAGCCCTTCTTTTTGCTGCTGCACAAACTGTTCGGCCTTGCCTTGTGCTTCCTGTGCAGCGCCCATCGCTTTTTCGACTTGCGGATCGACTTTCTTAAAGAGTTTCGCAGCGTCCTTGATACCAGCCAGCCCGTAAATCTGTTTCCTAAACGCTGGCAGGTCAAAATCTGGCGACCCTTCGGTTGCAATTTTGGAATACATCTCCGTTGCCTGCATCAACCGCTGCAAACGCGAGTCAGGGTCGGTTGCGCCCATGCCTACGTTCACTGTCAGCGTCAATTCCTGCGAAAGCAGCGCATCGGTCACTTGATTCATGCCGAATTGCTGGAACAACTTGGCTTTTTGCGCGGCAATCGCTAAAACTACCTCGTCCGTTTCGTAAGCCTGCTCCATTTTCACCAACTGGCGCAAAACAGGCTCCATCCACGAATGGACGAACACGGCAATCGTGTATTCGGTGAGCGCGTTCGCACCTTGCGCCATCATTTTCATGCCGCCGACTGTTTCGTTCAACTTGCGGTTGGTCATCACGCTGCCTTGAGCGAAATTACCAGCCAATTCGTCCATATCGACGTTCACGCGGTCTTGTTCTTGGTACGATGAACTTGTTACGTCCTGCCAATTCACCGGAAACGCATCGCGCTCAACGTCATTGACCATCGTAACGCCGCCTGGGACGTTCCGCAGTAGCGATTCAACGTCCACATTCGCCCCACGGCGTATCAACCACCGCTTGTTCAGCACAAACTTGACGTTATCAAGGCGCTGGTTGGCTATTTCGTTGGTTTCTTTTTGCAGTTCAGACGTAAGCCCAATGATGCTTGATGGTACGGGTTTGTGCGTTTCAATGATGCAAAAGCCAATTTGCACTGGCGGTCTGCCATCCTTGCAATGCAAGAACATTTCCTCTACCGGCATGGGCTTGGAGAGCAGGTGCTTGTCTTGCAGCGTGTAATAGGCGTAGGTTGTTTCGCCCGATTTAATGAAATTCAGATGCACCATCACCACATCGAATTCATTGACGCTGGAAGTGACCGTGTTCGGGTCTTCCTTGTTGTCGTTTCTTGCTGAACGCAGCGGGTCTAAGCCTTCAACGCGGCATTGCAGCAACGTATTCTGGTCATATTTCGTCCACGACTCGCCTTCTTTATCCTCCGACTCCATGTTGTCCAGCACATCGTTGATGTACATTGGAATCTGGATAATCACATACGGCGAAGTCGATACAACGTCATACCAGTGCGCGGCAGGGTCAAAGCGGATATTCTCAATCGGTAGCAGGTCGATACACGGCCTGTCCTCAATCACTTTGGTCTGCGGTACGGTTGCTGTGTATTCCCCAAAGCCTGGAATCTCGCCCTTAACTTCGACGTTTTCCGTCTTGGAGCGATACCGCCATACCTGCAACGATGCAACCAAACCTACGGTCATCGCATCCTGAAATGCGCCGATCGAAGTCAGGAACCACGGAATCGTCTTGGTTAGCCGGTACTGTAGTAACTCCTGCATGATTGCAGCCGAAGCCAACTGATTCGGGTCATCCTCGTTCTGCGGGTCAATCGTGCATACGTCTGGATTGCTGAAAAACGCCAGTGCCGCAGTAGCTTCGTTCTTACGCAACACACTGCGCGACTTCGGGCGGAAAATCCTAGACCGATACTTGTAGGTATCCGAGTTGTACTTGGAGTCCATCGGATGCTTGCTCTGGAACATACGCAGGTTATCTTCCCAACCCTTGCGATAGTTCGTGTCGATGTAATTGGTCGAGCGCGAGTAGGCGTCCTTCGCCATTTTCATCCACGAATCACCGCCTGTGCTTGTCTGCGTTCCGCCGTCACCAGGGCCGCTCACCGCAGGGCCACCCGAAAAGGATGCCGTTGTGGTTGCGTCTGATGCGATACGCGCCATTAATTTACTACGCCTGGGTGAGATACGGGCTGGAATTTACCGGCTATCATCCCTTCCAATTCGGTTGCTACGCTGCCATCGGACTTGCCACGGTGCAGCCTAGCGCACTCAAGGAACTCGCCAGCCGCCATGATTACATCGCGCTTGCGTTGCCCCGCATCTTGGGCGATAGCAGAGAAAGGCCGACACATCGCCGCCGTAGCTGAGATTGCCATGTTCTTGATAATCAGCATCCCGCCATCAATACGGACAAACCATGAGTAGCCAGGGTACGCCACCGACAAGTCCTCTGCGATTTCCTTGCACATGGGCAGGTTGCGCGGGTCTTTGGATTCAGTCATGCAGTAAGCCATTATAAAATCCTTTCGCCTCTCTTTTTTAATGCTTCGGTCAAGCCGCTCATGTGCCGAAACGCATCACGGCCCGTTCCCACTCGTACCAGTGTATGGGCCTCCATACGGCCCTGAGTCGCGGAACTCCCGCCCGTTAGAAAACCTGTAGGCAATCTCTGGCTCATGCCACCTGTCGCCCCACAGTTTTCGCACCATTGCGCCGTAGTCGAGCGTTCGGCGGATCGGCCCCGTAGTAGGTACGCTACCTCTTGGCATGACATATCCTTATGAGTCTGCAAATACTTCCGGCTCGTAACTAGCGCGAGTCCTCGTTTCCATCGTATCACTGAACGTCAGGCAAAACGCATCGGCAACGTCTGGTGACTGCGGATAGCGTTTTTTCAATTCATCCTTGGATTCTACCTTCAACTTGCCATTGCTCGTAAATGAGTATTTCGGCAGCGATAATTCGGCTACCAGAACTTCGTCCTCAACCAAGTGGCAATTCTTCGCCTCTAACCACTTACGCGCCTTAAACCACAACTCGTCGCGCTGCCGCATATACAGGTCATCGACGCTCGCATTCTCGGCTACGTTCACCCCGCTCACCGGCAGACCCAACTCCTGCAACCTATCGACCACACCCGCTCCGATCCCAATTACGTCCACGAATATCGTGACTGGCCTGTCGCTAGGCTTGGTATCCAGCCACTCGGCGTATATCCGCCCACTCGTTTGCATGGTGTCCGTACCAGACCATGACTTGTGCTTTTCCAGCGTAGCGTTTTGGCAGCGTTTAATCAGCACCGTCCTGTCGCGTCCGAACCGTGCAACGTCCACGCCCCACCGGATAACACCGTGATTTTCCACTTCCCGCGTCTGTGCGGCAAGACACAGTTCCAGCGGAATAACGCCATCGTCCTCAGATAACGGAAATTCTCCCGTCACCCGCACCTTGTAATAATTACTCTCTTTCCCATACTGGAAAATAATCTCATCCCGAAACTGCTGGCTCTGCGTGGGGCAGTCCTCGCCATTGACCTGCATGGCGTGCCAGAGCGAACGCAATTTATGATGGGTGTCGTAGAACATTCCCTCAAGCCGCGTAGGGTTAGAGGCAAATATCACATAAGCATTGTCAGCCGCCAACGATCCCCGCCCCGCCTCATAGACCGCCTGATGCACGCCGCTCGCCTCGTCCACCAAAATCAAAACGTGCTTGGAGTGCAACCCCTGTAACGCTTCGGGCTTTTCCGCCCTTGCAGTCCGTGCCACCGCAAACGACTCAGCCGGAGCCTCAACCAAATCGAACTTATCGGACTTCCACTCAAACAACTCGCCAATCGCAGGCATTTTCACGCACAGCCTGCGATGCCACATACTCAACTCCGCCCACAGTACGTCCGACATCTGCGTACTCGTCGGGGCAGTACACCCAACCTTCGTCGGGAAGTGGCAGGTCATAAACCACAGGATCGACCAGGAGAGGAACGCACTTTTACCAACGCGGTGACCGCTTCGTATGCTCAGGCGTTTCCTTGCTACCAACTCCCTACTCGCCTCCCACTGCCACGGCAGCACGCCCTCTTTCCGCGCCTCGTTCCACTCCTTCGGCAACCCCAACGCATCCACCGCAAACAGCGCAGGCCCACCCGCACGCCAACGCTTTATCCGCGTTCGCGCTTCTTCGGATTCATTTTTCTGTGGATTCGCCACTCGACTCCTTGCCTGACTCGTCTTTCGTTGGCGTTACATCTATCGGCTCAGGCGGTTCCTCGCTATCCAGACCCGCCAGCATCGCAATCAGCCCCACACTCCCGCTAACCTCCACCTTCCGATTCTCCCCAAACCGACCACCCGCATACTTCGCCGCCACCTTAAACCGCGTGTCAATCCGCAACTTGTCCGTCTGTATCGTTTCGTTGTCAGCACTATCCGCTATCCCCACAACCTCCCCCACATACTCGTCAGCCATCCCCTCCTGCGCCCGATAATACCGATCGAGCCATTCCTTATTTTCACTCAAGAGCGCCCACACCAATCCCCTGTCCACCCCGTAATGCTCGCACCACACCTTCAAACTAACCCCGCTCGCAACCTGGGCGCATAGCATGAATACCAAGTTTTCCTCTCCGCCACACTCCGCAATACGGTCATCCAAACTCTCGTAGTCGAGCATCAGCACGCTTGCCTTACGCGCCAATTTACTCGTCGGAGCCAGTCGACTCGCAACCGCCACCATCTCCCGCATCTGCTGGCGCACAGACTTGATCGTACCGCGTACAGCAGCACGACTCTCGTCCATGTTTAAACCGCTCGGCATTACTTCATTCATTGCTCGCGATAGTAGGCGCTAACTTATTATTTTGCAAATGTCTATATTTACGGAAATTTTTTTCGGGAAATTTTTGGCACTCATGTTAGTAGGCACTAACTTGGGAATCTGGAAAATGTGGGCGGGGAGATAAAGAGGGTGGTACTGCAATCAGACCGGGGGTGGACTTGGGTTAGTGTGCGCTCACTGACGGGGTGGGTACTCACTCACCTACCCAGTTAGCGCTCACTAACATGGTCAATGGTGCAGCGCATCGTGTGGCGTAGGGGGCATATATGTTGCAAGGCACAAGTATTTGACATAATGGCTATTCTAACATAAGCGTTGATTATAAAGGGAATTCTGCCCTCTGATACGTCAGCGACCACTAACGTGCGGGAATGCAACACTGGCGCGTCGATCCGCAGCTACCGGCCCGACTACGCCAAACCTGGAACATTGCCAGCCGATCCGCTTTCCGCTCGACATGCCGGAATGCTCGCCAAACCGCGTCAAAGGCGCCCAGCAAGGCAAACAGACTCCCGCGCATACCTGTATCCCGATTGCCCGACTAATCCCTTGCAAGCGCCGTTAAACCTGTTTGAGAATGACTCGCATCGCCATGTTGCGGCGCAATAGCCAAAGACTATGCAAACTATGTGGCTTTCCGCTCTAGTGTCAGGGGGGGGGGAAGTAGAGGGAAAACGGTAGTAAATATAGGCTTAATCAAAAAGTACTTGTGACACTAGAAGAACGGGTGACAGATTCTTCAGAGTCCGATGCGCGTTTTATTAGTCAATTTTCACATAGTCCGCAAATTGAATTGCTAATTGATGTGGTGTTAGAGCGAAAAAAACCGTATTGAATGTGTCATGGTTTCATGTTGCGGGTGTTTCAGGGTAGTGATAACCTTGTGGTGTTTGTGTGGTGTATCTGTCGTGGTTTAACGGTGGTTTTTTTGACTATCTTAAGGAGTCTAAAAATGAGCGAAAAGAATCGCAATCGTATTATCAGTGTTCGGGTTAGTCCTGGCGAAGTTGAGGCGATCAGGGTAAAGGCTGGCGAGTTTGCTTTAACTCCGGCTGTCTGGCTCAGGATGATTGCATTGCAGGCCGCGATTGTTCCCGTTGCGCCAGTAGCGGAAAAGCCTAAGACTGAAGCGCAACTAAAAAAGGAAGCGGATCAACTTGTGGCTGAGGCGGACTATGCAGATCGCAAGGCTAAATCTGACGCGTGGCTAGCTAGCAGAGAGAAAGAGAAAGCTGACAAGGAAGCTGCAAGGCTAGAGGGTATGCGTAGATAGGTCAGCAAGCACTAACTTCAACTAGCAATGTGACGCAATTTGCGGCACTAAGTGACGTACAGCGTCACATTAGGGAATAATGGCTTTTGATTGGTAATTGATTTAATTAGGTATTTTATTTAATGCTACTTGGCATGCTATTGGCTTATATGTAGGCAGCGGTTTAACTATTTGAAGGGAATAAAAATGAGCAAGTCGCAATTTTGGCAAGACGGCTATCAGGATGCAAAAGCCGGTTTTGAATGTTCCCCGCCTGATTCGCGCACGCGGGATGATGGCGAAACAACGGACGTTTATGTGCAGGAATATTGCGAGGGATACCACGCCGGTTTCGATTACGAGGCGAATCTTCCCGCACCGGCTGGCACTAATGACGCGAATTTCGATCAGTTTTATTGCTAACCAACGAGGGGAGAGACAAATGAATAAGCCAGTCCGAATTTATGTTCGCTTTGCGAGCGGGAAAACAAGAATGTGGGAAACCGGGTATGCGGCGATTGCGAAATACCGCGCCCTCGGGCAGCTCATCGGCGCATGGTCAACGAGCACGGGAAAAGCGTTTTAAACACCAATTACTAACGAGGGGATCGACAATGACCGGCAATAAAAATTACTGTGTACGTCACGAGTTTTCGGAGTCTGCGATTTACCGCGATGCTTTGGGTATGTCCGCGCCTTTGCTGGCATTCGCTGATACCGGATATTGCATTGATGCGCCGGACACGATGCCGAACGGATGCCATGCTGCGCGTAGCTGCGATTCTGTGGCGTTTCGCGGGGATGATGGTAATTACTAGCGCCTAGCCCTAATGCCCCTTAGCAATAGGGGGCATTGTGGCAATAGTGCCAAATCAGACAGGGGAATAGATAATGGACACAGTAGCAAAGCATCAAATGGCGGTAGCGCGTAAAACGCTGGCAATGAGTGTTGCCGGGACGTCGATCATGGGCGGCATGACATATGCCGAAGCTTACAAGCACGTTTTTAAGACTGATCTTGCCGAACGCTTGACCGGCCTTGTTGCGGAATATGGCGATGCCGCTGGCAAGCGTTTCGAGGATGGCGGCATATCCTGGGAGCTTGGGCGTTATGGTCATGTCCCCGCGCAATTGCTGGCTGAAATAACCGCTTGACTTGCCAATTGGCAGGAATATAATAGCTACAGATACACGGGCAACGGCGACCGATACCGCCGGTTATACAGGGGATTTAAAAATGAAACTGACTAACTTGGGTAGCAACAAAACGCAGATCGAATTCTCGGACGGTCTGATTGTGTTTTTCTCGTATAACACGCCGGTAGCTGCGAATCTGGCGCAAGGCGGTTTTGTCAAGACTGATAAAAAATGGTCTATGACAACGAGCAAGCACATTAACCAATGGCTTGATGGCGCTAAGGCTGCGACTGTGCCGCAAGCTGATCTTTACTTGATGGCTAACGGCTGCGAGGTGACAGCATGAGCGATAACACATATAACGGCTGGACAAACCGCGCCACATGGCTTGTCAATGTCTGGTTTAACCCTGAAAGCCGCGAGGACTTGGCAATGGCGCGGGAAACGCTTGAAAGCGCCATAGAAGAATTACCAGACTTTCTCAAAGACTTCGTTGATACCGATATTAACTGGAGCGAGTTAGAAGCGCATTTTGACGAGGACGAGAGCGACGAGGACGAGGACACGGAAGAAGCGATTGAAGAAGCCGGAATTCTCGCCGCCGAAGTTGAGTCAGCGATAAATGCCGCTGATGCCGCTGATGGTGAGCAAGCATGAGCGCCGCCAAGCATACGCCGGGGCCGCTTGTCCGCTGGAAGGGTTTTGATGCGAATGGTTATGTGGTCAACGAAAGCACAGGAAGCGCGGCAAGCGTTCGCAGTAGCGCCCCTGATCTGCTCGCCGCGCTTGAGGCGATAACCAATGCGTGCGAGGACAACGACCAATGGCCGACATTCACAGAGCAAGCCCGCGCCGCAATCGCACGCGCTAGGGGGCAATCGTGATAACGCATAGTTGGTTTATCTGCAACAAGCGCACAAAGGCGGTTATTTTTGAAACATGGAACGCCGAAATTGTGAGCCAACTTAACACGGATAAATATGTCGCCGTTCCATCGCATGAATATCTGGCGGGAATAAGCGCAAAAGAAAAGGCTAAATCATGCGCCTAATATCGAATGCCTATTTCCTGGCGCAGATCAAGGGAATGTCAGCCGGAATGCGCTACCTGTTCCGCGTATCAAATGCCGATCTGATAGTCATGCGCGTTTTCGGCGCTATCGGTATAGGGTGCATTGTCGCGGATTTAATTCGGATTTTTAACTGAGGGGATGATATGCGAGTAGACCATAAAGAATACTGCCCGACACTTGCGCCGCAAGGCTGGCAATATACCGGCTTTGATAGCGGCTTTTACCTGTTCCAAACCGGCGATTATGAAAAAGGCTTTAAAGAAATGCGCGTTATTGACTGCGACCTAACAGCCAAAAATATCGCGCTAATGGCAAAAATGGGGGTTACAAGATGAATCAGATAAGCGTAACCCAATGCGCCGCCCTGCTAGGCCGAAGTCGCCAGCATATATTGGCAATGTGCAACGCTGGAAGGCTACAGGCGGTCAAGATCGGCGCGACTTGGGCTATCAGTGCGCCGCCCGTTATCAAGGCGGCAGAGCGCGGCAGGGGAAGGCCACGGAAGCAAGCGGTATCAAAGTAACTTAACTTTTTACAGGGGAATTGAAAATGAGCACCAACAAGGTTATTGATGGTCTGCTGATTGAGTGCAAGCGCAAAAGCGCAACGATTGACGAATTACGCGCCGCGCTTTCCGATGTTATGCAGTTTTGCGTTACTCCGAACGGAATGCCCGACAAAGACAAGGGGCGCACTCCAGCACAACAGGCGGCATACGACAACGCAAGAACATTGCTCAAAAAACTGGATTATTTGGTGCTCCCCAAATAACCTATTCCTTCGCCTTAATAGCCGCCCTGCGTTCCATTTCAGCCGCCCGAAAAGCCGCACGCCGATCCCTCTCGGCTGCGGCTTGCTTTACGAATTTAGTATGCACAGCCGGATTAACGTGCCAGTGCAGCCAAACCTTATCAATGCCCTGTTTCGCGGTATTGTCGCGCACGATCCATCCGGCATTCTCTAGGGTGGCATACGCGCTTTGCTGCTCTGCGGGTTTAAGGGCTTTCCACGCCTTAAAATAAGGCTCTGTAACGTGCTTTGTATGGGATAGCTGCGTCACGCCATGCGCCAGAATGTGACCGGCTATCTTTTGCGCGAATGTGTCGCCGCCAGCATTCCCCATAGTTTCGAGCCAAAATTCTTCAACGTGCGAGTATTGCCACGTTAGGAAATTTGCGACTTTCTCGGCGGTGGCTAGGTCTATCTTTTCGTGCAAGTTTGGGTGCTGACCATTGACAGCCAGCCCGACAAGGTGAAACAACAGGCACAGGCGGGGAAATGCCGCTTCCCATTTCCTGATGTGCGCCGCCATAGCGTCCGGCAAACCGTCAGCTTTGGCCAGTGCGTTAGCCGTTCTCATAAACTCTAGGCGGCATTCTACGGCGTTAGGGGCGAATGGGATGCTATGCCCCGCGCTCCCCGCTGTTTGGGCGCGTAGGGTGCGTAAAACGCCTTCATACGCCTTTTTAGCGGCATAGTCGGCGGGGCGGTCTATATCGTCGCCGGATGGTCGCACCATGCAGATTAGGAAACGCTGTAAAAGCCCGTCCTCCTGCAATTCGGACATGGCGCTGCGTAGGGATGATGGCGTTAGACAGCCGCCTAGCGCGGCACTCCAATTGCGGATTGTGACAAAATGCCCGACACGGCCTATTTTTTTAGTGCCGCCGTTATGCAATTCCAGCATATTGTATCTATCGCCGCCGCCTTTTGCGCTGTAGCGGTCTAGGTCTTTTATCGTACCGGCGAATTCATCACGGTATATCCCTATGCCGCGTATCGAATCTTTTAAGGCGGGGCGCAGCGATTCCATTGTGAAATCGTTTAACAGGATATGTTCCTGTATCGGCTTTTCCTTGCTGCGCTCTGGTCTGCTGCCGCCCGATTTAACAGCCTTTTCGCGCTCCACTTGATACTGATCCTCTACAAACTGGTATTTCTCCGAATCAATAATATATTGCGCTGTCAATTCCGCATCAATTTCCTGTGCTGCGCGGAGTGCTGATTCAAATAGCCAAGTTTTCTTGGTCGCACTCGGCCCGACAGCTAACGCCCATATCCGCGCCCGTTCTTTCCAGTTCAAATCTTGGATTTTCGGCGTAGTGTAAAAGCCGTCATCAGCACACGCTGAACACGCTAGGATTTGCCCCATGACTACCGCGCCAGGGTCGCCGCCCATGCGCTCGGCTGTATCGGCGGCGAAGTCGCCAAGCGCGGGAGGGAGCCATTCAACCTGAAACGGCAAGCCCTGATAAATCTTGCTCGTAAGGTCTAGCGGGTCTGCCCATAGGTGCTGCGCTAGTTGCTTTACGAATGGGATTTTTCCCGGTATCGGCTCGTCAAACGGTTCAGGGATATATTGTGACTCTGCGGAATGGTCAAAGTCAGGAAAAGGCGGCTCCGGCAAGTCGGGGGGAATGCACGACGACAGAGGGGAGCCATCGCGTGCGTCCGAAGTGCCGGAGCCATTGTCGAGTGTATCAGGCTTGTCGGGCCAGTTGTCGGGGAAGTCGGTTAGAACGGCGCTCATGTATTAACCGTCGCGTTAATGCTACGTCTAGCCCTGTCAAGGTCGATAAAAAAGTTAGTCATCATGGTCAGCGTGCGCGTGAGATTGCGCTGCGTTTCTGTGCCGATATTAGCCCACGGAATAGCCGCGTTATTTAGCGACTGCTTGGCGAATATGCACCAGATTTCGCGGCTGGTTTCGTCGGATAAGCCCCATATACGTTCAGGGCCAGATTGCAATAACTCTGTCCATGTGCGACTGAGTATGTCGCTCTCACGCTGTAACGCGATGGTCAATTTTTTCCCCTGGTTACGGCTATTTATCAGCGTCTATCAGAGCAATCGCTTCGTCGGCGGTTATGTTGCGCGTCTTGGCAAGGCGCTGAAATTCATGGGCGAGCGCGTCATAGTGCAGGGATAGCGTTCCGGCACAAATCATCGCATCAGCGTATTTTTTCTCTCGCGTATAGGACAGCATGAGTTTGTGGCGCTCTGGAATCATCGCGGTTATTTCTGCATAATCAATCATACTTGCGCCTCATCGTAGCATCCACAGTCAATCTCTATCCGCGACTCATACGGAAACATATCAATCTGTGCTTCGTTCCATGCCAGCAAATCGCGCCATGCGAAATCACGGCCAAGCCCTTTTACCGTATGCAGTTCGGCGTTGTTCTCCATCGCAACAGCACGCGCAGCAAGGTCTGGATAGTCGCGCTTGAGAGCCAGTATTTCCCCACGCTTGCTAGAGGGGCAGTAGAAACACGCACTTTTGCCAGCCGGTCTTAATCCGGCACGCTTAATTGCATCTACGCATTCCTCGCGCCCCCAATTCCATTCTATTAACGGGTAGCGGTACAGGTATTTATCATCCTCCGGTATCTTTGCTCGATGCGGCTCGTCCATGTCGTAACCTATTAGCTTTGTGACTTTCTGGCCTGACTTCCAAAAGTCTTTAGCCGGTTGCCAGTTGTTGCAATACTTATCCTGCGGATCACGCTTGTATTTCAGAGAGCAAGCCTTAAACCCGTAGGCAATGCTTGGCAACATCTTCCCGTCTAAGCAGTCCTGCTCAAGTGTTCGGACTTCACCCGCTCTGTTCGTGCGTTTAACCGTGATTATTTCAGGCATACCGTGTTTAACCAAGTAGCGGGAAAAGTCAGACACAAAAGAGTAAGTATCAGGACGTTCGCCGCCCGTATCGGCAAACAGAATCAAGTCGCACGTTTCCCCGCGCTCAACCATGCCGATCAGCATCGCTGTGGAGTTTGTGCCGCCGCCGTAGGAAACTACTATCATTTCCGCACCCGATAAGGCCGCGCCTCAAACGCAGGCGTTTCGTCGCGCTTGCCAAACTGGATAGCGTTTTCCTGCACGAATGTAACCTTGACACTCTCGCCAAACTCGCCGCGCATGGCTTGGACGAATGCGCCGGTTATCGGGGCGAGAGAGTGATTGTGCGCGGTCTGGTGTCTATTCACCATTGCTGCATCCCTGTATCTGCGGCGCGAGTGACGGAACCTTGCGGAATTCCTCGCAGCGTTTAAGTTGGTCATTCATGGCTTGCGGCGGAACGTATGTCTTCCACGATTGCATGACTCCGCTGAAATCCTTTTTCCGCAGCAATTGTTCCTCAATAGCCTTCGCATACTCATGGAAATGCGTTACGCCTGTCTTGCCGGATTTGGTTTTCATGCTTCCCCCTTCTCGGTTAAAAATTCTGACTCTGCCAATTCACAAAATATGCCGCACTGAATTTCAGGCTCATCTTGATACCGGCCTATTCCTACAGGCAATTCGTCTAGGAAAATACGCTTGCCAGAATCGCGCACCATACGCACGCCTAACGCCCTTGATGTTTCTGCCATGCGCGTAAATTGCACAGGGAAATCAATACGCATTTTATTGAAATATCCTGCACCTGTAGCCTTAACGCACATGATGCAATTGTTATGCTGATAGCCCAACTTATACATTACGGGCAACTCTATCCCTGCGTTCTGTATCATCGCCAAGCAATCCTTATGCTGCAAGCTAGATTCAATCAGTGGCGCAATGGCATCAATGTTATTGGCATCCAAAAATCTATCCCATCTATCTTGTTCCTCTGAACAGTAGCCAAAAATGTGCCTATCGTTAGGCAACTGAAATTCCTCGCGTACACGCTTCTTTAATTCCATCGTGCAAGGCGCACCGGCAATGCCGCTGATGTATTTGCGCTGGCGTATAACCTCGTACACGCTCCCGTCATACTTTTCAGCAATCAGGTTGGTAATGGGCTTGCCAAACCATTTCTCGCAGTCAGTCGCAAAACGGTCATTATCAGGGTGTTCCTCGCGCACAATACAGCGAGCGATAACCATATCTGGATATTGCTTTAGCGCAATCTTAGTTGCAACTGCACTTGCAGCGCCGCAACTAAACCATGATACGACTCGCATTAGCCGCACTCCATAATAAGTTGGACTTCATCAATGCTGGTAACGAATCCACCTAAATTACCTACTGCCTTGTGAAACTCAATGTACGCCTTCTGTTCCTGCTCTCTCGTATCATGCGGCTTCAAGTGCCAACCTGGACGTTTAATTTCCAGCACCATGCGCTTGCCCGATTTAAGCGTTACGTCAAGATCGACAATCCGCAGCCCATGCTTATAAACCTTGTGAAAGAATATCGGATAGGCTTTCCCGTTGTTGTCGCGTGCATCCATTGCGCCTGCGTTGTGGCGAACGACTAGAGCCACGCGGGGATGAACGAGCAGGAATTTGATAATACTCGCCTGCACTTCCTTTTCCAATGGCACGTTTGACTCTGTACGCGGCTTAGATACTCGCTTGACTGGTGCGGCTGGTAATGACGCTGGCAATGGAGGTCTAGGCTTACCATGAAGGTCTGCCATTTGACACAGTGCAGCATAATTCTCAAGCATGGTTTCGCGGAGAGTTTTACGCATAGGTTAGTGGTTACTTACGCGCATTCTCAATCTGGCTAAGACGCTGGCGAGATATGCCTAGCTTTTTAGCTATGTCCTTGCGTTCCATGCCAGAAGCAAGCATCGCGTGCGCCCGTTCCCGTTTCTTACGCCAGATTGCTAACTGTTTTGTGTAGTCCATGCCCTGCACCATAAACCCCTTAACGGCTCCCGTCAAATAAATATTTCATTAACCCCTTGACAGCCGATATTCACTAGGCGCACCATGCGTCATCAACAACCAAACAGGGGAATCAAAGATGGACTATCAAGCATGGGCAGAACAGTATCGCCGCACCGTCAAACTGTGGGGCTGGATTCCGTCGATTGCACAGCACTGGATAGAGGACTTGCTGCGCGATCATCCGATGGCTAATGTCGATGCCGCGTGGATAGCATTGCGCGGCGTGCGGGGATAGCATGGCAAGCAAGCACGACACAGTATGCAAGTGTGACGCATACAAATTCCCGCACCGTGAAGGCGGCGGGGATTGCGAAATGCAGGACGGGGAATACTGCGGCAAAGGTAGCGCATACCGTTTCCCGTTTATTGACGATGCCTACCTTGACGATCCGCGCCGTGGTCAGGCCAAATCTATTAACGCTGAAAACAAGAGGGGAAGATAATGTTTGAAATTGTCGAGGATGCGGAAGTGAAGCTGTGCAAGGATTGCAAGCATTTCAACGCCGATATGCCGCAATGCCGAGCAGAGGGCAATCGCAAGACGCCCAACTATGTTCACGGCGGATTCAACTACAGGTGGGAATCGGCGCAACCCGTTCGCCTGACCGAATCGGACTGCGGCCCTTCCGCCTCCTGGTTCGAGCCGAAATGACCAGCCCGAAGGTGGATGCGGTGGAATACACCGTGACGCGCGAGTATTTTGACAACGCCCTCGCCAAAGCAAGGGAGGAAGGTGCGCGGCTGGAACGTGAGAAGGTCGCCGCATGGATGGTTGGCGGTGACTACGCTACAGGTCACGGCGACACGATGACAGGTTTGCTTGCTGAGTTGGAATGGCAATGCAAGGAACGGGGTGCGCGGCTGGCGATTGCGGCGGTGGATTCCCTGAAGGACGGGCATGGCTTTGTTGATATTTTGCGAGTGCGCGCCCTCTCCATAACCGAAATCCTGAAGGAGAAGTCATGAGCAAGTTCACGGCGGCAGAGGTATTGCAAGAGGCTAAAACTTGTCGGCAGATGACAGGCGACAGAATTGCCGAAATGCTCCGCGCCTTTGCCACCCTGCTTGCAGAGAGGGAGCAGGTTCACACCGACCACCCATCGAGGCACTATGACCGGACTTGTCCGGCTTGTAATGCGGCCCCAAGCAGGTCTCAATCCCTTTGTTTTCAGGGCTTCATGCAAGCTCAACAAAAAGCTATAGAGCAATCCAAATGGGAAGCCGTGGCGCAGGCGTTGCTGGTTGCGGCTGCTGTGTGCAGGAAACGCAGCGACAAACCGTATGACCAAGCCGACTACCTTGCCGAAGCCATCCTCGCCCTAATCCCCGAAGCCTTAATCGCAAAGGCTGAGGGGATGGTGAGGGATGCGGAACGGTATCGGCTGATTGACGAGGCAGGGCTGACTACCATCCTTGTCGCATTGGAGAAAAATCCCATGTCACTTGATGCAACTTGTGATGCCTTACTAGCAGGGAGGGCGGGATGACCAAGACGGCGAAGGAACGGGTAATCAAGTCGGCTATGCGCCTATATCGGCATTGGGTCAGTCTAAGGCCGCACTCAATGGTTATTGAGCCGCGCACGCTGCACTGGTATCCGCTGTGCAGCGAGAAAGAGGCTAAGGCGCTTTGTCGGGCGTGTAAGGCGTTGGAAAAGGAGGGGAAGTGATGGATATGAAGGAAATCAAGGCGGCGGCGGAGCTAGCGTTACTCAACGCGCACTGTTTTGATGAGGAAGCGCAGGCAGTGTTCAGATTCGCCCTTGCCGCCATTCCGGTGATTGCGGCTGCGGAGGAAGCAGTTGGGCGCATTCGCTATGGTGTGTCCCGCGAAATGGGAAGCGATGTGGTGAAGATACTTGATGCCGCCCTCGCCAAGCTAAAGGAGTCAGCATGAACTCTGCCGAATTGGAACGCTGCATCAATAGTCATCGCCAAGATGCCGCATTCAACGGATTCTTAAAAGGCTTGGCAACCGGCATAGTCTTAGCAGGCGCAGTAGAGTTACTTTTGCGGTACTTTAAAATAACTTAGGAGGGCGCATGACAAACACCGAAAAGTTAGCCGAAGCCTGGAACTACCTGAACAAGCGCAAGATAAGCATATTGCGCCACGGCTTTAATCCGACTAACGCCGCATCAACAGACGTTCGCACCACGGTCAATCGCTACCGGACTTCTGCCATGCCCGAAGTGCCTGCGTTTCCGGTGCTTAGGAGGGCGAAGTGAGCGTAACTATCCATGCAGAGTTAGTTCAGGGAAGCGCGGAATGGTTGGATGCCCGTTGCGGATTGCTGACTGCCAGCGAAATGAAACTGATAGTCACGCCTACTTTAAAGGCAGCTTCCAACGATAAGGAACGAAGCCACCTGTTTGAGTTACTCGCCCAACGGGTTACGCGCTATGTCGAGCCGCGCTATGTATCAGACGATATGCTAAGAGGGCGTGATGACGAGATTGATGCCATTGTCGCGTATGAGAAAAACTACGCGCCCGTTGAGCGTGTCGGGTTTATAACGAATGACAAATGGGGATTTACGCTTGGCTATTCGCCCGATGGTCTAGTTGGCGATGATGGTCTGGTTGAGTGCAAGTCGCGCAATCAGAAGTATCAGATTCGTACACTAGTTGAGTATGTGTCGGCTGATGCCATTGACCCTGACTTTATGATTCAGGTGCAGACGGGATTGATGGTGTCCGAGCGCAGTTGGTGCGACTTGGTTAGCTACTGTGGCGGCTTGGTTATGGCTACTGTGCGAGTTTGGCCGGATGACAAGGTGCAGGCGGCGATACTTGAGGCTGCTACGGCATTTGAATCTCGTCTGCATACGGCAATGGTTAAATTCGAATCTGTTATGACTTCCAAAGCACGCCTGATTCCTACCGAACGTAAGATTTATGAGGAAATTTTCCAATGAACGATATGGGCGCAGCAATCATCCCGAAGTCAGACCAGCTTAACGCTGACGATCTGATTACCGGCCCGATAACCATCAAAGTTACCGGAGTGACGGTCAAGGGCGGTCAGGAACAGCCTGTCGCTATCAGTTACGAAGGCGACAATGGCAAGCCGTACAAAGCCTGCAAGTCAATGTGCCGCGTCCTTGTTTCGGCATGGGGCGCAGACAGCAAGCAGTATGTCGGGCGGTCAATGACGCTGTATTGCGACCCGAAAGTACGTTGGGGCGGCATGGAGGTAGGCGGCATCCGAATCAGCCATATGAGCGACATACCCGAATCCCTGACAATGGCGCTGACGATAACTAGGGCGAATAAAAAGCCATTTACGGTCAAGCCGCTGGAATCCGCACCAGACTACGCCGCCACGCTCTCAGGAGCCGCCACGCTGCCCGAACTGGCTGCTGCATGGGGGAAGATACCAAAGTCCGAGCAATCAGCCCACCTAGAGGCTAAGGACAAGCGCAAGGCCGAATTGAGCAAGCCTGTGGATAAACCTGTGGATAGTTTCGTGGCTCAATACGAGTCGGCGCAGAAATGAAGCCCACCGACCCTCCCCGCTGCCCGATATGTCAAGTGCCGAAGCCTTTTACAGCCGTATGGTGCTGCTATGCCGGAAAGGGATGCACTGAAACTGACCAGCGGCATCCTAACGAGGAAACTCGCAACATAATCGAAGGAAAGGCACTAAACGAATGAGAGTACCCGCATCAGGCGCAGTCATTGGCCTAGCAGAGAAAAAAGCGATGCACGATGCCGTTGATGCTGGATGGCTGACTGCGGGGCCGATTAACGCGGCATTTGAGGCGAAATTATCCGCATTCACCGGAATACGCCATGTCAGGACTTGTAACAGCGGATCGTCGGCAAACTTACTCGCCGTAGCCGCAATGGTCGCATCAGGCAGATGGAAGGCTGGCGACGAGATTATTACGTCAGCGGTAGGCTTTCCGACTACGGTTAATCCGTTGCTTCTCTATGGGCTTGTGCCGGTGTTTGTTGATGTGGAGTTGGGGACGTATAACCCGACGATGTTTAAGATTGAGGCGGCTATTACTGCTAAAACAACCGGATTGATGATGGCGCATACACTTGGGAATTCGTTTGCTCCTGCAATTAACTGCAAGTTAGAAACTAAAGGTATCTACGTTGTAGAGGATTGCTGCGATGCGCTAGGTTCTATGCACCACCTTAAAAGTGACTTCGGGAAAAATAATCATCATTGTCACGTTGGCGTTGGCGCTGCAATAGCCACCTTCTCATTTTTCCCCGCGCACCACATAACGACAGGCGAGGGCGGCGCAGTAATGACGCAGGATGCCGACCTGTTACGCCATATCGAAGCCCTGCGCGATTGGGGCAGAGATTGCTGGTGTGCGCCAGGACAAAATAACACTTGCGGTAAGCGTTTTGACCAACAATTTGGGGAGTTACCTTATGGGTTCGATCACAAATACTGCTTTAGCCATGCAGGGTTCAATCTCAAGATTACCGAAATACAAGCAGCTTGTGGCATTGCACAATTTGACCGTCTTAGCGGTTTCATTGAAAAGCGTTGCTCCAATTTTGATTATCTCTACAAAAGATTGTCAGAAGGAAAAGCGGAAGATAGTTTTATTTTGCCGCGCTTTTCGAAAGGTGTTTCCCCGTTCGGCTTCCCTATCACCATCAAAAAAGAAGGCGAAAGGCTCGCGCTTACGTCCTACCTCGCAGAAAAAGGCATCGACACGCGCCTAATCTTCGGCGGCAACCTGACCAAGCAGCCGTACATGAAAGGTCGTAACTTTCGCATAGCCGAACCGCTAATCAACGCCGACAAGGTTATGAACGATACGTTCTGGATTGGCGTATGGCCTGGATTGTCGGAGGATGACTTGGCGTATGCGTGCGATACGATAGAGGAATTTTTCGCATGACAGCCGAAGAACTAATCGCTTTCGAGCAAGACATATTCCGCGAGTTTGAAGCGGGGCATATTCGTGGGCCGATACATTTGTCAGGAGGCAACGAGCAGCAACTAATCGACATTTTTAAGCGCATCAAGCGCACCGATTGGGTATTTTCAACATGGCGCAATCACTATCACGCCCTACTGCATGGCGTTCCAAAAGGTAAATTGCGCGATGAAATACTTGCTGGCAGGAACATGAATTTTTCCAGCAAGGAACACAACTTTTTTACGTCTGCAATCGTTGGTGGCACGCTGTCGATTGCCTGCGGAGTCGCCTATGCGCTGCGAGATACGGGGCATCATGTATGGTGCTTCGTGGGCGACATGGCGGCAAGTACCGGCGCATTTTGGGAGGCTGATTCGTTCAGTTTTCTCAATGACCTGCCGATTACGTTTGTGGTTGAGGATAACCGATTCTCTGCGGATAGCCCTACCGACGAGTGTTGGGGAGATAACCCATCCGAGCGAAAGGTGATTACCTACGCCTATGAGCGCACCCTGCCGCACGCTGGCATTGGCAAATGGGTGTCATTCAAATGACCTACCTAACCGCAATCCAGCGCGAAATGAAGCGGCTATCCGAGGATAAGCGCACCCTCTTTGTAGGTCAGGCTGTCGAGTATCCAGGCCAAGCGATGCACGCAACGCTCAAAGACGTACCGATGGAAAAGCGTCTAGAAATGCCGGTTATCGAAAACTTCCAAATGGGATTTTGTACCGGACTGGCTTTGCAGGGATACATCCCTATCTGCATATTCCCGCGTTTTGATTTTCTGATATGCGCTACTGACCAGCTAGTCAACCACTTAGACAAGATACCGGCAATGACCGATTGGCGTCCAAAGGTGATTATCCGCACATCAGTCGGCGCAGTATCGCCGCTGAATCCAGGGCCGCAGCATTGCCAGAATCACTTTTTTGCCATGCACGAAATGTTGCAAAATATCAGAATTTATCAAGCCAAAAGCGAATCTGATATACCTATTATTTATGAGAAGGCGATGGAATTTGATGGCTCCACTTTAATTATTGAGCATGGGGAGAAATATCTGTGAAGTCGTATTTCATAACAGGCGGTACAGGCTTTATCGGCAGGGAATTGGTACGCCAGTTAGTCAAGCGCGACGATACCGGCCTGATAACGTGCCTGACGCGGGGGCATCGCAAGTATTCGGAACTGCTGCAAGCCGAGAAGGTGCTGTACCGGATTGGCGATGTTACCGAGTGCGAATTCCCTGATTACGCCTACACAGACGTAATTCACGGCGCAAATGAAGTAAATGACCTCCTACAGCCTGACCTGCCCAAGTATTATTACACGATTGTCGAGGGTAGCAACAGGGTATTGGATTGGGCGTCTAGGAAGGGCTATAACACGCTTCTGCTGTCATCTGGCGCTGCTGACAGGGATACTGTCTATGGACGGGCAAAACGGCAGAGCGAGTTTCTAGCGCGTCATTACGGCGGCGTCAAGATAGCCCGTATCTTTTCCGTTTTGGGCAACGAAATGCCGCTGAATGGGCAGTATGCGGCGGGGAAGTTTATCCACATGGCGATGCAGGGAAAGGTGTCTGTCTATGGCGGGGATTCGATGCGCTCGTATTTGCACGTTGAGGACTGTGCGCGGGGGTTGCTGCGGATATTGGAAGCGGGTCAGCCGCTAAAGCCCTATGACGTAGCTGGAAACCAGCCAATCTCTATTCGTAACCTTGCAGAGCGCATTGCCATTGAATTTGAAGTTCCATGCGAGTACACGACTGCCCATAGCCGTAAAGATACATACGTTCCAGACCTACGCGCAATCGAATCATTAGGCTTCAAGCAAACATTTTCTCTAAACCGTACCTTGGAGGTAGTCTGTGATTTCATTCGTCATTCCAACAAATAACCGCGCCAAAGAGTTAGAAGTCTGCATCCGGTCAATAGCCGACCAGATTATGCAGTTTCCAACAGAGGCAAATATCATTGTCATTGACGATGGCTGCACAGACAATACGCCTGAATTGGTCGAGCAACTTGGCGAGCAATACGGCTGCATAACCTATTGCCGCTATGACAAGCACAAGGACTATTCTGACGTATTTCGGACGATGTTTTGTATTGCTGCCAAGTCAGATTGGGTATGGACGTTTGGCGACGATGACCGGCTGCAAAAGGGCGCTCTCAAGTTTATCCTGGCGCAACTCAAAGCCGAGTCAGAGCATGAGAATCCAGCCGTATTCTTCCACATTGCAGAGGCGGCAAGGGCATCAGGACGATCAGGCGCATTCCGTGGGGCGATGCTAGACATAGCGCAGAACTTTGGCCTGATTGAAATGACTGGATTCATTACTGGAAATATCTGCCGTGGTTATATGCTTGCAGAGGCAGCAGACACGCCAAGGTGGAACGAATACGCCAAGTCAGCGTTTGTCCAATCCTTTGCCCTGTTTGAACGCCTACAGCATGAGCAAATGGTATTCCTAGACATACCGCTAATCGCCACGCAATACGCCGACCAGAACGAAGAAACGCAGCAACGATGGGCGCGTGACAATATCTCGTACCGCTACCTCTATACCGTCACCGCCATACAGCGTATGTACGACGATGGCATTCTGACTCAAAAGTTTAATCCCAAGTTCTTCCGCTATCTCTCGTACCACCTGTGGGATAGGTTCATACACTATTACACAGGCGACTATCTCGCCTATGAGCGTATGTGGCCGCAGGAAGCATGGTCGATGATTGGCAAGTTTGCCGATTTTCTCAATGACGAGGAAGCCGCCAATAAGTTACGCCAAACTGTCGAAGCCGTAAGCGGGATGATTACCCTGCATATGTTTATGAAAAAGAATCTGGACGGGATTTACTTGGAGATTAAATCCGTATCAGAGCAGCATGGAACGGCGTGCTATCCGTGGCACTTTGTCGAGCCATTGCTGGCAGAAGCGCC